GAGCCACAAGATCATGGCATCCGGCTACTCATACCGGGTGGGCGGGGTCATGAAAGGAGGGGGCGAGGCGCTCATGGCCAAGATGCGCAGGGAAGTGGATCAGAAGTCAATGCCCATTGCCCGCGAACGCTTCAAGGGGACGCCGTTCGAGGGGTCAGTGGTCCCGGTCGAGGAGTATAACGATATCCTTGATAAGTCCGACATCATCCAGATCGAGGGGGCACAAGGGTTCAGCCTCGGCCTGAATCAAGGCTTCTACCCGTATGGAACTTGGCGCGACTGCTCGATTGCGCAGGTGCTGTCCGACTGCGCCATCCCGATGAGCCTTGCAAAGAACATAGAAACCATTGGGGTGTGCCGCACCTACCCGATCCGGGTGGCGAACCGCTACGCCAATGATGGCAAGCAGATCGGCTGGTCCGGGCCTTGCTACTACGATCAGCATGAACTGACGTGGGAACAGATCGGGGTGCCGCCTGAATTCACCACGGTGTCGGGCTTGAAGCGACGGGTATTCAGCTTCTCGCGCGAGCAGATTCGGCAAGCGATCCGGATGAATGACGTGGCGCGGGTGTTCCTGAACTTCAGGAATTACCCCATGTCGGATGAATATCTCGCCCGGATCGTGGAGTCAATCACCGAGACCGGGGCCTCCATCTGGTGGGAGGGTTTCGGACCGCGTGAAGACCAGATCATGGAGGCCGAAGATGCTGACGCATGAACAGAACGTGATGATGCTGCAGATCATGAACCTGATACGTGAAGAGCGCGAGTATCAAACGAAATACGAGCAGCGACACTCGATCAAGGACTGGCTGCGAATCATGCGGCGAGAAATGGTCGAGGCCGAGGACGGATTGCGATACGGGTACATGGGCCGGGACCACCCGCTACATGAGATTTTGCAAGTGATCACGATCGGGGTGGCATGCCTTGAGCAGCACGGGCTCGATTTCGACAGGAGGATGGTAGAATGAACAAGGTAACTAGGGCCGAGATCATCGATGCCAGGTACGCGCTCGAACGGCTGCACATCAAGCTACTCGAGCAAACGGGATGGACCCGGACCTGCAATGTACCGGGCTCCTACTGGATGTGGACCAAGACCTTCCCAAAGCCGAAGTTCATGGAAAGCTGGAACCCGGTGATGGCACCACTTGACATGGCAGTAGAAATCGAGCTGGCGTGGCAATCGCTGACCCAGCCCGATCAGGGGGGACTATGAACTACTGGAAAGAGATTTTCTTGGCCCGGCACGTCAAGCGCTGGCACACCATCCAGATAGTCGGTGAGCAAACGCTCGCGGACCACAATTATGGGGTAATGCTCATTGCCCTGTGGCTGTACGACATGATCGTTGGGATAGACGAGCAGAGTCAGGGTGAGGCACTCGATCTCATGGTTTACTGCATGTTCCACGATGCCCATGAGTTCAGGGACGGGGACATTCCGCCACATTCCCGCCTGAAGATTGCGCCATCAATCTACGTCATACCCCTGTCCCATTACAAGGGCGCGCAGCCGCCCAACAACCTTAAGAAGTTCATTGAAATGGCCGACAAGTTGGAGGCGCTGGGGTTTATCCATAACCGGTGGGTGGGGGAATCATTTCAAGTAAGAAACGGATACGCCCAAAAGATCCAGGATATGGTCAATGAGTACGGCAGGGGCACATGGGGAGACCCGGTGGCCAGAGTATTAGAGGCCATGGGTGTCTCTTGAGGGACACCGTGCTTGCCGTATTGATCTGGCTGGCCTGCCTAATTGCGCTCGTATGGGAGACCCTGGAACTATGGTGGCGCAGATAAGAGACGAGGCCGATTTTCAGGCATACGTCGTCAACAGCATCTGGCAAATAGGCCGATCGGCCCATGTCCAGATCTTGGATGAGGGGACAAGATGGCCCGGGGTCCCGGACCTGACCGTTGCTTACGGTGTCGAGTACTGGCTCGAGCTAAAGTATGACAAATTCAAGAGCGGGCTCGAGCTTTTTAAGCCTAAGCAGCTAAAGCGTCAGCAGGTGGAGTGGCTGGATCGCAGGCACGAAGCGACCCGGGGCCGGGCCTACTGCGGAATTCTGGGGTTCATCCATCTGGGTCAGGTCAAGCCGCTGAAACCGTTCATGTACTACATCCCGGTGCACCACTACCTTGCTTACTTTTACGAGAAGGAAGTGTCGCTGGACCCTACCGTGTTGCACCAGTACAGCACTTCATGGCCCGCTGGGGGGATATCCGGGCGGGACATTCTCCGATTCATACGCGAGACGGGGGCCGAGGCCGGGTGACAACGGGGGGTGACGTACCATCATAGGTATCCCCCCGTTGTCCAACGACCGGAGCCCGGTCGTCGCCCGTCCGCTACCCCCCGACGACGGTGGGGGGCGGCTCGCCCTGCAGGGTATACCCCTCGGCAATGGCCTGATCCGCCATCGCTTTCAGGATATCACCCACCTCCCTGTCGGTCTTGCCGGAGGCCTTGGCCTCCTCGACCTTGTTTCGAAGCTCGGACGCTCCGATAAAGCCCGAGGAGATCAGGAACAGGATGAGTTCCAGGATCTCGTAGGTGCCCATCACTTGGCTCCTTTCTTGGCACGCTCCTCGGCCGCCCGCTTGGCCACCTCCTTCTGGAGGGCCAGCAGCGTAAGCCGGATCACGTCGATGCTGTTGAAGTCACCCTTACCCGCGTCCACCAGCACCTGGGCCTGATTCAGCTTCTTGTTGGCGTCGTTCAGCTTGTCCGTGTACACCTTGTGGGCGTCCTTGGACAGGATGCCGGCCTTGAACTGGGTATTGGCCTCCTGCTGGATGGCCGTTACCAGAAGCCGGGCCTCATTCAGGGCCTGCTGGGGCGTCTGGGGGGCGGTCGGCGGGAAAAGGGTCCCGCACCCGGGGGCCACGAGGCTGAAGCTTAGCGCAAATGCGAGAAGGAATCTTCTCACGACTCCCCCTTCCACATCTGCCACAGCCCCTTGAGGGCCGCCGCGATCGTCATTGCGGCGCCGCCCGCGACCATGATCCAGCGGGTGGCCTCATCGGAAAGTTGCTGGACGATCGAAGGGTCGACCACCAGCCCGATTGCAGTCAGCACCCCTGCCGTGGCGATGATGAACTGCGTTACTGCCGTTGCGAGGTCGGTCAGTTTCATTTGACTCCTTCATGCTCTAATGAAAAGTGATTACCATCAGGGCGGCTAAAACGCCCGCCCCAGCTACCGCCCATCGACTCCCACTTCTCACCAAGGAACCGATAGGATTCCGAATCGGGCTGATAGACCCCATTCAGAAACAGATTCAAGTCAGCCGCCAGCCTTTTGGTGTGCAGCGACGACATGGTGCCCTTGCCCTGATCGTGGTAAACCCTGGCCACCCATTCTGGCCTGTGGGCCTCACCAAAAGTGAGCATTGCTTCGGGATGTTCGTCCCGGCACCACAAAATCAGCTCGGCCAGCATCGTGGCAAATTGCCACTGCTTTTCAGAGAGAGTCACTCGACCAATCCGAGATAGATCGAGTAGGCCCTGACCGCGCCATACATGAACTGCCTGATGATGTACGGCACGCCATCAATGATCATGGCCTCCAGAAACACGTAATCAGCCTTGGCTCGAGGCACTTTATGCAGCGTCCCGTCTGCCGCCATCGTGCCGTCCGGGAAATTGCACAGATAATCATGAACGACAGCGGCGCGGGGTGCCCGCCCGCCTGCAATCAGGTAGGCAAGGACGAACCGGGGCACACTGGCAAGATCAGTGATGAACCCTGCCGGTACTTCTACTATGAAGCCCAGGACGCCGGACTCGAACAGGAACGGGGTGTCCAGCTTCCACAGGTTAGGCGGCCCCGGGTCGATCAGCCTTGCGTCAAGGTCCGTCAGAAATTGAGCCATCAGCGCACCCTCCGGGTCTCGCCCACGATTTGATTCATCTGGGCGTTGAGGATCTCCATCTTCTGGTTCAACTGCCTTAGTTCCACCACCACTTCGTCCCGGAATTCCTTGGTGGATCGCTCATTATTGCGCCTGTCCTCCCGGGCACGAGTTTCAAGCACATCGATGCGCGTATCGAGGACGGCGATCTGCTTATCAGCCTGACTGATGGCCGTGAAATATGAGACTATCCCGGATGCCCCCGCCGCGGCAATCGCCAGCAGCGCCGGAATCAGCCATTGTAGAGTAGTCTCTCTTATCATTTATGCCAGTGGCCCCTGAAACAATGCAGGATCTCGTGACCAATGGTTTCCAGGAACACATGCTCCTTGGTGTATATCACGCACTCCTTGAGGTCGGGGGTGAAGAATGCGCACCCATTGACTTGAGCCGGTGCAACGGATGGAACGGCATGCAGGATCGATCCACCGTTGCAAACGCTCTGCAACTCGTAGTGTGCAACCCGCTTCCAAGTGACCACCACCGTCTCGGGGGGCTCGGTCCAGCGTTTCCACCCGTCACTCGAATCGGGTTCACGGGCCGGGAAATGCACCTGAGCGGCACACCCCGCCAGAAACACCACAAGAATCAGTGCCCTCATCTGCGCATCCCGTACAGTGAGAACTTGCCGTTAATGTTTCCACTGGACATGAGGAGTCGGACCGCATTGATGGCATTGGCCCCGATGTAGTAGCCCATGATGAATGTTTTGAACGTATGAACGGCGGCCGAGATCTCGTACCACTGGACCGCCGTCCCCTCGAACGCTTTGGAACGAGTGGTGTCCGACGGTATGTAGAAGTGAAGCTCCATGTGGGCGTGACTCTTGGTGCCGTCATTGGACAATTGAATCAGGCTCATCTGGGCGTCGGCCACGTCACCGTTAACGCCGGTGGTGGGCGGATCGCCGCTCTGGTTGATGCTCGACCGAGCCCATCGGTAATCCGACGCACCCGACTTGAACGTCGACCCTCCATCCTCACTTACCCGCGCGTACAGGAAGGTGTCATCGGTCTGGGGGCGAAGATCCGTGGCCACGATCTTGTATGCGTCATAAGTGGCGTTGATCTCTCGCGTAAAGTCCACGGTTGCGGCATTCGAGGCCGTGACGGTTTCGATCAGATTCCAGACCTGCGGAATCGGGGGGCTTGCCATGGCCGGGGCGTACGTACCGACCTTGGTAGGGGCGGCGGCCCAAGTCCCAGCAACAGTTTGTGTGGAGTCGATGTACCCGATGACCCGCATCGGCCTTCCAGAAACGGCCGCCCCGCTGTAAATCACATTGGCGGAATCCGCCGCACCGGCCCCGCCCTCTGCGGTGGAACTTCCGAAAACATCGTCACCGATCAGGTCGTACTTGCCGAGCAGGTTGACGATGCCCAGCCTCGGGACGCTGTTGTCGTTGAACAGCACCACCCATAAGCGGTGCGGGATCGTTGAAGTTGTCCCAAGGGTGGAACCGCTCGAAACCGTCAGCGACAGGGCATTCTGAATGTTAATGTAGCTGAGGGCACCCTCATTGGAGGTAAGGTCCCTGCACAACACCCATACGGGACTTGCCTGACTCGGATCGGCCCCAGCACTGGTCTTGACCGAAACTGTCAGCGCGTTTCCGCTGACGTCGGCGTGCAGCTTGCCGCTGATCAGGACCGCATTGCCTAACGCCGCCGGCATAAAGCTCCATCCGTCAGCGGTGCTGGAATTGGGCATCAGCATCTGGGAGTCTTGGCCAACGCTTCTAATGGCGACGGTATCGTTGGCGGTGCCCACGAATATGTCGCCCTTGGCCGCGATCAGGCTCGCAAGGACGGCCTGAGCGTTCGACGGCACATCGAGAGTCGTCCGGGCCGCAGCGGCATTGGCGTCATCGAGAAGGGTTTCGATGAACGCGCTCACGACCAGCGCGCCGGGGGTGGATAGAGTCACCAGACTGGGACTTCCACCGGCATCGAACCCCTGAAGCTTACTGGCCCTGTTCTTCCAGGCAGTTGCCGAGTAGGACAGGTCGCCGGGCGCGGTCTCGGGAGCCTTGACCGATCGGTTAACCTTATCGATCAGGCGCTGCACCAGCATCGTGAGCTTATCAAGGCCCTGCTCATGGGTCTTGGACGGAAACTTGTCATTGCTCGGGTACAGGATCTGTTGCAGCCGGTCCGGGTCGCGGATGATGTGGATGTTGTAGGAATTGGTCATCCCGGCCAGAAGAGTAAGTTCACCGCCGGATTCGACACCGGCACCCGTGACGACGTAATCGACGTTTACCGTGAACAGGGTCTCCGTCCCGTCCGCAATCGTCTCCCGGATGACGAGCAGGTCATCTTCCTCGAGGAAGTAGAACGGGATCGTGAACGGACCGGTGCCCCCATTCCCCACATAGGACACGCGATTAGTTTCGTTCGGGATGGCCATTTTAGCTCCTATTGCAACACGGGCATCCGGCCCGCACGATAGTTCTCCTGCAGCCTTTGAATCTCATCCGCAAACGGCCTGAACCGGGGATTCATAAGAATCTCCTGCTGGGCCAGTTTGCGAAAGTCATTTACGGTGGATTGAATGAATCTCTGGCGCTCCACGTCGGGCAGGATCCTGTAAACCTCGCTCACCGGATGCTTGCCGGACACCACCGCGTTCAGGTAATCCTTGGCCCCCATGCCGCCGTGCGCCACCGATTTCAACTCATTCCCGGCCAGCCGCACGTACTCATCGTACACTTCCGGCCAGAACTTCATGTTGGAATCAACCCCGGCGAACACTGATTTCTTCTCGATGCGCTGGATGCCCTTGGCCAGCCGCACGATTTCCTTATCGATAGGCGAATCGACCTGATCCTTGCCACGCCACGGAGTCAGGGCGTCGTAGGCCGTCCCCACCTTGCCGCGCTCCGGGTTCTGCTGGATCGTCAGCGGCTCGCCCCACAAATTCCTGACGGGCGGAAGTCTTTCCGACAGGAACGCGATCCGGGCCTGCACGGCTTCTGCCGGTGTACCATATTCACGCTGAACCGGGTCGATAACGTTTTTGACCGCGTACGATGCCGAAGTGAGCGGAAGAAACGAGGCAAACAGCCGGTCGACGTACTGTTCCGAGTACCGTTTCGGATCGGAAATCACTTCCACGAAATTGGCGAACCCCTCCAGATACGTCTTGTTGATGGTCACCTGCCCCACCACCGAAATGGCCATGGCCAGCACTTCCTGCCACTCGTCCACGTCGTCCTCGTTAATTTCACCTGTCTTGATGGCATCGACGATATCGGCCGCGAAGCCCATGGTCATGCCCATCGGGTCCGTGCGGGAATATTGCCGCCAAGTGCCGTTGGACTTCCACGAATACGGCTTCCAGCCCTGACGCTGCAGAGCGGCCCGGATCTCAGGGTCACTCGGCCCCCGGCCGGAAATAACGCCCTGATCCGCGAAGTCCATCGTTGTCATCATGATCGCGGTGCCGGTAGCCATCCGTGCCAACGCTAGATCGGCCCGGGCGCCCCCGGCCGCTATGTCCGCCCGCCACTGGCCTACCAGCGGCGCGATCGGTGAACGCTCAAAGGCGTACCGGGCAATGTTAACGGGCGTCCGCACAAACGGCAGGATGAAGGTCATGGGGTTGAGGGTGCCGTCCCGCAGCCGTATCAGCCCCCGCCCGAAGTTGCCTACTTCGGATGTGAACGTGTTGTATAGCGCCGCGTCCGTCGCCGCCATGTGAATATGCTCGGGCGGATTCTTGATGATCTCGGCCATGCGCATACCAAACTCGCGCCCGGTCAGGCCCTCCTGGGAAGCCTGCCGCGCGGCTTGCGCATGTAGTTCCATGCGGTACCCGATGGTCTTGAAGAAATCGTCCTCTGCCCCCATCAACCGGCTCGGGATTCTGGTCGCCTCGCCCAGATAGTGCACAAACCGCCCCAGCCCGGTCTCGCGGGACAGGTTCCATGTTTCTGGCGTGATGGCCCGGGGGTTACGCATGTCGATCTTGTTGAACGCGTACTGTGATTCCCCTGTCCTGAGGCTCTTTGCAGCTGTCCTCCAAGCATCGCGCACCGACATGACCATACCATAAGCCATGGCGGCGGCCTCATGTGGGGCGACCCCTTCACCACCGACCACCGCGCGAAGTCCCCCGGCCACGGCTCTTTCGCCCATTTGCATGAACGGGACGATGGTGTTGGACACTATGTTAACGGCATGCGTGGTGGGGGAGGACAGGAGCCCATTGATCCACGCCTCTTTGAACGAGTCAGCCGTGGCCGATCCATACCCCTTGAACGCGATCTGGCCAATGACCGATGCCGGGACCTTGTTATCGGCAAGGATGGCCAGCCTCCGCGCCATTTCCTTGGACTCGATCGCCCCGCCATGGGTAGCAAGCATCTGGTCCACAGCCCGCGCCCGCTCGATCCCGCCCACCGGGATTTTCCATGAACCCAGAGCCCGGGCCGTCTCAGTCCTTGCACCGATCACCTCCGCCTGAATCGCGGCGTGAACGGCCATCATCTTGCGAAACATGAAAACGTCCACCGGCCCGGCGTTCGGGTCCGCGGCTTTTTTGGACAGTTCCAACAGCTTCTCGGCTGACGCCGCCCACAGCTTACGAGCGGCAAGTGCCGTCTCGGCATTGAACGCTTCGCCCTTCCTGCGGGCCAGCAGGGTGGGGAGATCCATCCCAAGGTCATCGGCCAGATCCACCATGGCCTTCTGGGTCATCACCCCGCGCCTAGCCTCATCGATCTGAGACTTCGCGGCTTCGGCCATCTTGCCGATGATAAATTTCACCTGATCCGGTTCATCGATCTTGGACCAGTTCACATACACCGACCAGTTCTCGGGGAACGGCTCGCCCTTCCGGCCACGGATAAGGGCGCGGGGGTCCAGATCAGGCCCGGGCTTAATTTCATCACCAACCTGAACTACCGATCTCTTGGGATCGCCCAGAACCTTGATGTGTTCGTCCGTTATCTCCCCATACTTTGCCCGAAGCTGATCCACTTCGCTGACATGGGTCTCCCGCACTGCTTTCATGGCCCGCAGGGCACGCGCCGCCATGAATACTCCCTCGGTCATCACGCCGAGGCCGGCACCCTCCAACGCGTTCTTGAACCGGGACTCCATTTCGGTGTCATCCGGCTTGGACTGCAGGTAATCGGTGAGAACGTTATCCGGCAATTCAAGCTGCTTCCACAGATCCGCCAGCCTTGCTTCATGCGGATCGCGCACCGTGAAGTCAGATATCGCACCCGCCAGCATCGGGGCCGCAACATTCCCGGCCATCCCGAGCCCACGCAGTCCCTTCAATACGGGAATGAACCCCGTCAGGAATTCCGTCACTCCACGAGTCAGCTTGCCCTCGATGGTCTCCGGCTTCTTGGTAGGCTCATACCGCAGATCGGCCACATGCTCATTGAGCCAGTCCGTCAACGGATTGAGGAACGTAGTGGCGTTCATCACGGCGCTCTCGACACCCCCGAATAGCTGGGTGCCAACTTCCCCCGCGCCGCGTGCAATGCGTCCCGCCGTGCCCTCCTTGCCCTCGGGTATGCCCAGATCGCTCTCGGTCTCGCGGCGAGCGGGCTTGGGTTCAGGCAGCGGCCTGCCCTTGATTACGTCCGGAAAAATGGGCTCGATCTGCGCGGGAAACTTGCCCGTATCGGCTTCGAAATTGCGCCGCCATTCCTCTACTTCCTGCACACTGTTGGCAATAGTTTCCGCCCCCGCCTTCTGGAGAAACGGCCCCGACAGATCCTCAGGAAGATCGGCTTCCTGGATTGGGACGTCCGTGCGCCCGGCCTGAGCAAGGCGAATCGGCTCACCCTCGATCTGTTCAGCCTTTACAGGAGGGCGTCGGCCCTTTGACCGGGGGTGGGATGGCGAATCTTCCCAATACTTGGGGGGAGTGACCTTGGGCATTTTTGGGATGCCCAGTTCCTCATCAGTATGCTTGGGTTCCCCCTCCGCGTCATCGGCGCTCTCGGGCGTAATGATGCGTGCATTGGGCACTTCATGCATCGGGGGCAGGCGCTCGAACCAGTCCCGAAGGTCCGAGTCCCGGACGATCTTGCCCTTATTTTCTTTGTCCGCCATACTTCTGGGCCTCCTGAGCGGCGCGCAGCCACCGAGCAATGTTATTCATTTCAATCTCGTAATCGGCCTGACTGATCTGCTTGCTGGCCAGCCGTTTGGCAGTAGCATCGGTCGCAATGGCCAGTTCATGAAGCATCTTGTTTGGGTCCCCGGTCTGCCGGGTTACGGGCGAGAATCGCGGCTGAGGAAGCCCCAGAACGGTATCCCCGAGCCCGGCCAACTTGTATTGGTTAACTATTTCACGGTAACGCTTCTCCGTGTCCTCCGGCGTTCTCTTCTCGGCATTGTACCATTTGTTAAACTCATCGATGGCATCGGCCATGCGCTGACGCCCAAGGGGATCCGGAACCATCCCCGGATCCATCGCGTCCCGGATGTAAGATTTGCCCCTCTCGTACGGAGTCAGGGGCTGCTCGGCCCGCATGATCGACCGGGCCTCATTAGTAACGCTATTCAGAGTCTCGTTCTTGATGAGACCGTTCCTGTGCGCCTTGAACGCCTCGCTCAGCGCCATCTCCGCTTCACCCGGCTTCTTGCCATTCAGCAACTGCTGCAGGTATCTGTAGGTGGCCGGATCGTCCCGCTTGCGCTCACCCGATTGCGTCTGGTTGTAAGCCTCGAGCAAGCTG